GAAGACCATGGCACTCTCCCTGATCTGTGCCAAACACGCAGGGAACCCCAAATTCCGGGCCGCAATCTTCCGGCGGACATTCCCCGAATTTACCGACCCTGGGGGCCTAGTGGACGAGACTTCGGGGCTTTATCCGGCCATCGGCGGGCGTTTCAATTCCCAGAAAATGGACTGGGTTTTCCCGTCTGGGGCCAGAGTTTCGTTCCGACATCTCCAATATGAAAAGACGGTTTACCGCTATCAGGGGGCACAGATTTGTTATCTGTGCTTCGATGAACTAACCCACTTTACGGAGTTTCCCTTCTGGTATTTGCTGTCCCGCAACCGGTCAACGTGCGGCGTTAAGCCTGTTATTCGGGCGACCTGTAACCCAGACCCCGACAGTTTTGCGGCTAAGTTGATTGACTGGTATCTCGACCCCGACGGGTATCCCGATCCGGCCAAGGCTGGCAAGGTTCGGTATTTTTATCGAGCCAAGGATGAGATGAACTGGGACGATGACCGTGATCGCCTAACAGAGCATTATTTAATAGCTAAAGCCCGCCCCCAAACAGTGAACGGGATTGAATACGGAGCGGCAATTAAGATTAGGAACGAATGGGTAACAGCCGACAATAAAGATAAGTTAATTGAAAAAGTTTTAGCCTCAGAAAAGCTTAGAAATTCGATTCCAATTAAAAGCTTTACTTTCCTGCCCTCAACAATTTTTGAGAACAAAAAACTATTAGAAATTAACCCAGAATATTTAGATAACCTTGAGAATTTGCATCCCGTAGAAAGGGAACGGTTATTAAAAGGAAACTGGAAAATAGCCTTTGCCGCAGGGACAATCTTCCAGAGAACGTGGTTTGAAATAATCGAAGAAATGCCAGAAGCGGAGTTTGCAAGCGTTGTTAGATTCTGGGATTTGGCCGCTACAGACAAGATTTCTGCTACCAAGAATAGCTCTTACACTGTGGGCGCTAAGCTGGCAAAATTCCCCGGTGAATACTACGTTCTGATGGATTTGGTGATAGTCCAAATAACGGGCGGGGAGGTGGAAAAGCTAATACAACAAACGGCAATATTAGACGGGGATTCTGTTGCAATCAGACTGGAGAAGGAAGGGGGAAGCTCTGGGAAGATATTAGAAGAACAGTTTACAATGAATTTTGAAAAAATTAATCCGAATATAGATTTCCAATCAATTAAGCCGGTTTCCTCTAAATTAAGCCGCGCTCTCCCATTGGCTACTGCGGCATCATTTAATAGAATTAAATTGTTAAAAGGTGACTGGAATGCCGATTTTCTTAATGCCGTTGGACAGTTTGACGGTATAACTCACTTAGCCAAAATTAACGATATAATCGACGCAACAGACGGGGCATACAATGAATTAAAATCCATTGTTCCCGTCCACATTTCAAGCATTGAAAGTACAGAAAGGTTTATTGGTGTATGGACTTAGAAAACTTAGAAAAACTATTGGCGGCAGTTTCAAGGTTTAATGAAATGCCCCAAAAACACGCTGCCTTGACGCTATCTCCCCCCGCCGAAAATGGGCGGATTAACATCACAATGCTTGATGATTACGGGGATCAATTAACGGTTAATTTCGTTTTCTCGACGTTTAGAAACGGACTAGAGAAAATGGAGAAGATGCTTGCTTAACTTTAATCAAATTGACACAGCGATCGCCGAAAGTTTTCAGGAATTAATTGAAGAATTTGCTCAAGAACAAGTAAGGCAGATCGAGGCAATAGAATGGCCGTGGCCACGGGAAACAGTGCGATCTACCGGGGAAGTCGTCAATTCTCCCCGGAATATTGTAGACACCGGGGCGCTACGGGACAGTCTAAATATTGAATGGATTAGCCCGACAGAGGCCATCTATCATTGGGACGTGGATTATGCAATCTATGTCCATCAAGGCGCAGTATTGTTAAATGGAACCGATTTGCCCGCAAGACCGTGGATATTTGCGGCATTAACAGAATACGACTTATTAAGTAATTTTGAGGTCAAAATCCAGGGGAAATTATGATTAGCGCCGAGGAAGAAAAAACATGGTTTAAGTATTTAGTGGAAACCATAAAAGTTATATTGGCAGACGATTTGGGCACTTATCAATTAACGAAAGATCCCGCAACGGAAATCCCTTCTATTTACGTTAAAAGCAAAGAATTAAACCCCAATCAATGGCGCTTTAAGGAAAACTCTGGTGTGGAGTGTATTGTCCATCGGGGCGTACAAATTAAACCGGAACCTATTATGGGGGCAAACATTTTAAACATGGTTTTCTCTGTGGAGTTGGTTCAGCGTAATAGGGAAAATAGCTTGACCGTTTCTGTTGTAAAAATGTTGCAATCAAAGGCGTTTATTATACGGAAAGAACCAATCATAACCCCGCAAGCGGAAACCCCCGTTGGATTCGCGTTTGAACGGGCAAAGATTGAGATTGAAGTTTCCCAAAGAATGAATATTTCTTAGTTTTATGTCCCAATTTTCCGCATTAGTCTCCAATTCCCGAAACCTGACCCCCGCCCAGCGTACCAAGAACTTTATTGGTTCCCGTCTCAATCCCGGCGATACCTTTACGCCGAAAGCAGCCACTATTACAGGAAACATTGCGCTAGGGGGAACTAGCATTACCCTTGGCGCGGCCTTGGACGTTGACCTCTATGAAGGTACGCCCATTTTTGTTAAAGCGTCTTGGACTGGCATTACTGACCTTTCCGACGTTTACGCAGCAGAGTACGTCATTGTTAGCGAGTTTGTGGCTGCGGGTGATACCACCGTTCCGATTGAGCCAAGCTTGGTTGCGATCACGTCTCCCTTGGCCCGTATTCCTGCTTGGACTCCCTTTTTCTCTACCAAAAACATTACCGTTTCCAGTTCTGGCAACATCATTTCTGATAACGTCTTTTCCGGCGGATTGGAGATGGAAAAAGCCCAAACCAGCACCGACAAGACCGCTAACACTTCCGGCCCCACGGTCTACGGTGATCCCGGTTTGGAAGAGTTCCGACTTGCCCATGATGCCGGTCAAAAGGTCGTGGTCTGTACCGTTAAGCCCGATCAGCGGGGCGGTTCCATTTTTGTTGCCTACGTTTCCCAGTTTGATGAAGCCGCAGAAAAAGACGCTTTCTATCAATCTACGGTTAACTTGGCGGTTACCGGCGGCGTCTATAAATTGGGTGAATTAGCCGATTCTGGACTGTAATGTTTCACGCTAAAATCCTGCGTTCACATTGGCATAATGGGGACGTAATCGTCTTAATTGATTGTTACGTTTCCTCACTCTGGATAACCTATGGCATAGGGAGATTCGGTCGTTTAATAACCTCCGAATCTTTTTCTTTAAAAAGTGAATCAGGGCAAGAGGTTAGAATAATTTTGCCGGAGGAAGTATTAAAGTCCTCGGTTCCAAAGATCATTTTAAATGCCAGAGTAGAGCTTTTCTTATGACTGTTAAGAGTTCCGTTTTAGGGAAATTCAAAAAGAAATTTTACCCGATCAAAATCCAAGAACATTGGGTAGAGTTCTCTATTGATACGCCAGAGTTTGACATCTTAGATGGGCTGGTTAAAGAGGAGAATGGCGAGTTGGTTTTACCCGTTCTGCAACGAAACGGTGTTAACCCAATGGAAGCCTCCGAAATTGAATGTTATGAAGAGTACAAGGAGCTAGAGAAAAACTTTTGGGAATTTGTTGATGATATTGCCGTCAAAACTAAGTTAACTCGCTTTGAGGTTATCTATAAAGCACCCCAGGAGTTAGATAGTTTAATTGAAGAATTGCAAGCGGAGCGGGATAAGCTTGATGCCTTAGAGGGCGACGATGAACTGGTTAATAAAAAGCGAGAAAAAGTACAGTCTGATATTGACGCGATCAAGGAAAAAATCTCGGAACGGAGCAAGGAAATCCTTGAAAAGACTGGCGACTATGATGCTGAGATTAATAGCCGGTATGCGACATACCAAGCCAAACAATACGAGTTTCAACTGGAATTGGCGTCAAAACGTAGCGGCATTCCCATGGAGAATATTAAGAATCTGCACCCTGAGTTCCTTCAGGAGCTAGGTATCTTCATGAATAATGAAATCCGTGGGAGAACGACCGAAAAAAAATAAATGAAGATGACATTCTGGGGATTATAGAAACCGCCAGAAATCCGATCAACTGGGATGATGTCTACTTTGAATGGCTGGCCTGGGGATTACCCATTGAAACATGGGAAGAAGCTCCAGACTACGCCATTTTAAAAATATGGATAGGGGTTAAAAAGGCCAAACAAAAAGAAGTGAATGCGTTATCAATTGCCTCGGCAAACTTAGCTTGCTTTGTCTATAACTACATTAAAGATGGCAATAGTAGCGCCGCATCACCATCGGACTTTTTACCCTACTCAGTTGAGAAGAAATACGAAAATGTCATCTCCCAAAGTACCGCTAGGATATTTAAAGAAGTAATGGAAAAAGGTTTGATTCCTCCAAATATTATTGATGAAATAATAGGGGTTGAAGACCTATACGAATCCATTTTTAGGGTTAGTAATCATGGTTAGCTTAGGAACAGTTGAAATTGGCGTCAAGCTCGACACCCGTGAATATGATGCGGGCAAGCGGTCTATTAAGAAAGACTTTAACCAGCTAAAGCTAAATCCAAAGGTTAACCATAGACCACTAAAGGAACTTAATGAACACCTCAACATTAAGCTTGAACACTTTCAGGACGTACAGAGTTACTTTGATCGCAATCCGTTAACTCCCAAGGTTAACAAGTTGGAATTGGACGACTTGCAAGACTTGATGGGGGATTTTGAAGATTACGGGAGTAAGTCTGGTAATCGCTCATCGTCGCGCCAGGGTGAAGAAGGTAAGCGTCGGGGCCAGACGTTAGGAGACGAGTTTGATCGGGCAACAGAGAAAGGGTTTAACAAATTGGCGGGGATATTAACCGCTCCCTTTGCTGGCATTGGTCGTGGTTTTTTTGAGGGAATTGGCCAGAGTTTCTCCCAGGAATTAAGTAAAGGGTTCCGACAGTCAATGGGCGATAATGCCAACATTGACTTGCAAGAATGGGGGCGTAAGGTCGGGGACGCGATATTTCGTAAGTCCAAAAAATATGATTACGATGGCGAAATTGTTCAAGAGCAATTGCCGTTAAAGCAGCGGTTATTACGTGGCGGTAAAGATACAGAGACACAGCCCCCCAAAAAACAGAAACAGAAATTTACGCCCCCGGCTGACCCGTGGGGTGATGACCGGGGCACAGTCCGGCGGGCTAGGGTCGTTGGTGACTGTTGCACAACCAATAAGCAAATTCTTGATGAACTAAAATCCCTTCACGACACAATCAAGTCCCAAGGGTTCAAACCAGAGTCCGTGGCCGAACCTGTTGGTAAGGTGGCGATCGCCCGCGAGAAACAGACAGAGGTTATTGAGACACAGCAAAAAATTGGGGCCATCACCCGCATTGTCCAAAATGACGACATCCGCGAAAAGGCCCAGGAGGCCGCCCAGGTCGGGGGAAAAGTAGCCCGCCAGGCCGCCGCCGGGGGATTGCAGTCCGTTGAAGAAATGGCCTCCACCCTGGCCGCGCCGATCAATACCGTTCGGAATCTCCCCGTTGTTGGCAAGCCCGTGTCCAAGGCCGTCGGGGCTGTTGGAACCACAGCAGTGGGGATAGTCTTATTACAACAAGCCGGTATTGCGCCAGAAATCAGTCAGGCAATCGGCCATTACGTTCACCAATGGATCGGCCAGTTGGACGCTTCTATGGTGACTGCTCTGAATAACCAGATCAGCACCGGGGTAACGGACTTTACGGCATTGCTAAAAACCCTGGTGGATACCTCGTTTCCCGTAAACGAAGCACCGCAGAACGTGTTTCAACAGTTGAGAGCGCTGGTGGATACCCCGATGAATAGCGGGGCGTCGTGGCTGATCGACAAAATGCAGGAAGGGCTTGGGGCCACGCAGGGGCAGTTAAATCTGCTGGCCGATGCGGCCATTAAACTGCCATCTGACCAGATTGCGGGATTAATTCAAGGGGTTGGCAATATTTTGGCCGGTGCCGGTGCCGGTGGGGCCGCTATTGGGATCGCCAAGCCCGCCTATGCCCAATTGCGCGATCGCCTGGGAGTTGGAGAAGATCCCCAGTTTAGTGAGGTGCTTGGCCGAATTAAATCCCAGGTTGGCAACATTCGTAATTTCTCTAAGGAAACTTCTCCCTATGCCACCCCACAGGAACAAACAAAGTACATTAATGATGCTCAAACTCGTATTACCGAAACGATCCGGCTGGCCCAGGAGGTCTTTCCTGAAGAATCCGCAAAGCTGTCCCGCCAAATTGGGGAACTAACCAAAGCCAGCGATCGCGCCCGCAAGCGTCTTCCCCCCGGTACAGACCCGTCACCCGAAACCAAACCTACTCCAAGACAAAAATCTTCCGAGGGGCAAATTGTTCGGCAGCTAAAACTTGACGTTGAGGCGGGGCAAATTGGCAAGGATATTTCCGATGGTATCGATCAAGGGGCCAAGGGTTCAGAAAAGAGTGGCGAAAAGATTGGTAAGTCTGCGTCCAAAGGAACCAAAAATGCTCTCGAAAGCAATTCCCCGTCCAAGGTTTATGAACGGATTGGGAAGGACATCGTTGCAGGATTAGAGAACGGTGTTAGTGGTGTTGATCAAGTTTTCCATGAGATTGCCAATAAGGTTATTGGGCTTAACGATGGGATGATTATAGATAAGAAATGGTTGGATCAATTTAACTTAAACGCTGGGGCAAAGGATAGAGCAAAAACGATTTTTGACTGGGTAGATAACGAAGGTGGCTTTCTTGAAGAAATGGCCGCGGAATTGCCATCTGATGAACTAAAAAAACTCAAGTCAGACATCGCCAATTACATCGCCATCGGGAAAGGCTTTGATACCCCCGAAGACTTTGGGCCAATTGGTAGTGGTGGTTTAATAGATCACCCTGATTATAAAAAGTCGCTAACAGAAATCAAAAAAGCAGACATTTTTAAAGATCCAAAAGCTTTCGAGAGGATGCTGTTAACAACTCCCGAAAAGGTGACTAAAGAAGACATTATCAAAGCCTATGATCGTGGTATTGCAAAATATTTGGACTATTCTGTTGGAGACGTTGCGGTTAAAGTTGGTGACATTGGGGGGCGAAATACTTTTGGTGGGGATGAAATTAGTTTCCAGAATCAAGCTGCCCAAAAAGGGATTGCTCCAAAAGTTTACGGAGAACTAGGGGACTCTCAAGGGTTCGTTATGGAACTTATTCGAGGGTTTACTACCTTAAATGAAGTAAGCAAGATAACTGTATTAGAGCTTAAAAAGATTATCCAAGGGCTTAAGGCATTGTCCGAAGCAGGTATTTATCACGATGATATGCACCTTGGGAATATTGGTTTTGATGCAGATAAAAATCTTCGGATTATAGATTTTGGTAATGCTGACATCTTGAGGAGTCGAAGTCAGGTTGCCGACCTTGTTGATCTAATGAAAATCGGAGGACTATCGGATAAACTACGTCCTTCGCAAATGCAGAAAAGAATCCAGGAAGTTATCGAAGCGAATTTGTCAGATTACCAAACCCCAAGACAACAAGATATTTTAGCTAAACCATTCGACTACATTCTTGCAGGAGACAAAAAGCAAGCGCAAAAACCTGTTACTACTGCCCTAAAACCGGAATTTGACAGGCTAATTGAAGTCCTTCAGCAGGATCTTGATTATTTAATTGCGGTCAAAAACAAGGCTTTTATCAAAGCTTCTGTATTGGTCGAACTGGCAGCAAAGAGAGCAGGGTATGACATTGGGCCGGTTTATCACGGGTCGAAAGAGTTTTTCACCGAGTTTGATAAAAGCAAAATAAAAAATTCTGACGAACCCTATTTCTTTGCTTCTAGTAACAAAGATGCTGCGAAAACATACACAGGTGAAAAAGGCTTTGTTTATCCTTTAGCCTTGCGAGGAAATAACTTACTTGATGTTGATTATGGTGGGGGAGTTTACGACAATATAGAGGCGCTTATTGGCGTAATAGAAGACGCCGAAGATCAAGGTGCGGATTTGATTCGTGTCCGAAACATCATAGATACCGCTGGGCTAAAAGAAGATCCAAAATACTTAGGGGATGATCTTTTATTTGCGGAACCAAGCCAAGCTAAATCCCTTAGAGAAATTGAGAGAACAAATAAAGGGCAAATTGTCCCGCTATCCGCCCGATTTGACAACTCTACCGCAGACCTTCGTGGCAACGTCACGAATTTAACAGCCGGAATTGAAAGAGTTGCCCCCGCCAGCGTTGTTCCCAATATTGCCAATCTCAAGAAAGCGTTTGCCATGACCGGCGATGGGGCCATTGAAGGGCTAATCAATGCACTACAAGCAGAGCTTAGTCGCGTAAAAAAAATGGGGGCTACTGTTGGTAATACCCTTGAAGATGGAACAAAAAAAGCTCTAGAGATAAAGTCCCCGTCTAAGGTGTTTTTCCGCATTGGCACATGGGCCGTTCAGGGGTTGGCTGATGGGTTTAAAGACCCTGCTGCTCTGAAAGAAATTCAGAACATGGCCAAGAGTATTGAAGAGTTGATCGCCAGCGCATTCCCTCACGTTGGCAAGAGCATTACGGACGGCATTAAGCGGGGCGTCGGCAATACTGCGAAAGAGCTTGGTGGCATGATCGGCACTGGCCTCTTTCAAGGGGTTAAGGACGTTCTCGGCATCAAGTCCCCGTCCAGAGTCTTTATCCAAATTGGCCGCGACATCGTTCTGGGTCTTGAGTTGGGAATTAATGGGCAATTGCAGTCCGTTGAAAAATTTACCGTTGATGACATTGCCGACCTTAAATCACAGGGTTACGAAGACTTAAACGATTATGCCGATGCCCTAGAAAGAATCAATGGTATTTCAGGGCAAATGCAAGTTGCTACCGTAACGGAGTTTGCCAAAAACCGGGCCGGACTGCCAACGGACTTCAACGCTGTTCAGCAAGAGTTTGGGTTGATCAGTCCCGTTAATCCCCTCACCAATAGCTATACCGTCGCTGGCCTGCGAAACGCGAATAATCAGGTTGGTGAACTCCCTAGTATTCCGGCAATTACCGCTGTTTCTCGCAAGGCATTGTCAGATTATCAATTCATGTCGGGTGCAAGGGAACAAGGTGCGGTGATCGCCCCCGCCCCAATCTCACTCAGGCAGGCCAATGAGGCTTTCCAACGCCCCGGTATGATGTTGCTTCCCACTGGCCCGGAACGTTCCGAGGTTTTGAATTATTTCGTCAAGCTGGGTGAAAAGGCTGGGTTCCTTTACTCCGTTTCGCTCAATGGAGAAATTAAGCGGTTGGGATTTCGGTCTGAAATGCCCCAGAATGCCCGCAACTTAATGGATTACAAGGAGGCTCTTTCAACAGAAGTCCCCCGCATTTACGCCCAGATTGTATCCCTGGCGAAACAGGATTTAGAACAATCAAAACCGCTTTACTCCACCTTGGGGGTTCCCGTTGACCAGACTTTTGACTTCAATCCCAATCCCCAACTACCTAGCCTCAGTTCCCAGCGGTTAGCAATTCCCCAGCCCATCGCGTTTGGGTCGTATCAGCCGCTTCCGAATTTGTCGCTAGGCGATCGCCGCCCAGACCCACCGGAGTTTGAAACACTGTCCCAAATGCAGCAGCGGGCGTTACCTCCCTTGGTTAGCACTGACCATATTGCTTTCCAAAGACGAATGAATGCGGCCAGGTTGGCCAGCCAGTTTGATTTCAACGATCCCTGGAACCAACTCATGGGGGATTACCAACAAGCCCAGGCTTTTGTTGCCCCTACTGGCCCCCGTCGGGTAATGGCATTGCCCCCCGCTCCCCAGGCGATCGCCAGTTTACTTCCTCCCTCGCCTTGGACAGAATTACCGAACCCTTGGGATACAAGTCAAGTTCAAGCGGCACAACAGGCAGTAGCAGAAATGCCGCCATCACCTGTCTATATGCTGCCAGCGGCCCAACAACAGATCGCCGGTTTACTTCCTGCTGCCCGCCCCACTCAACAACCCCCAATTAATGTTTTGCCCAGTTCTGGGGTGACTCTCATTACACCAGACCCCAACGCTAATCGTCGGGCCGGACAAAGACGCCAACAAGAGATGCGATTAGCTCAGCGAGAAGAATGGGAGTTTCGCCAAGAACGTCAAGTTAAAAGTCCAACATCAGCGCAAAGTGGGGAATCTCTTCAACAACGAATGAGATTGGCTCAAAAAGCACAATGGCAAAAACGTCAGGATCTACTTGACGCCCAACGAGAACTACTCCAAGTAGAGCAAGCCCTATCTCCCCGCCAGTCTTTTACCAGAGGCGTTAATCGTGTTGCTAACTTTTCTATCAACGCAATTTCTGGCACTTACGAAAAGATCGCTGATTTTCGACTGAGCACACAAAAGCTTCTTATAGATACTTTTGAAATGGAGGGAACAGAAGATGTTATGTATCAAATCCAGTCCCTTGCCAATCAAAATAACAAGCAAGATTTCCGGGGGCGCGTAACAGGTCGAGTTAATCAGATCAGAGGCAAACTCTTATCTATTCCTGACACTATTGATCGATGGTTTGTGGGAATACAAAAACAAGTTAATAGTGGGCTAAATGCGCTCCCAAAACTACCAACGTTTAATCTCCCTCAAATACCAAAACTAAGTCTTCCGTCGGGACAGGCATTGACTGATAAGGCAAAGCAAATGATACAGTCAGCCAAGGATAATGGGTTTTGGGTTCCGGTCTTGTTAGAGAACGCAGTGCGGGGGCAACTTAAAAACGCCAAAAACTTTATCACCAAAGAATCTTCGGCTGTGCAATTAAATATTGCATTCCGACAAGCTAACAAGAAATTAAAAGAGCTTGGATTACCTGAAGTTCCGTTGCCTGATAGCCAACTGGTTAATGCAATCCAAAATATCAAAAATCAAACAGAGCAATTTGGAAAGAAAGTTGTAGATTCGATTAACCAGTTTGGTACAAATATTAAAAATAAGACACTGGGGTTCTTAGGGATTCAAACTGGCCCATCCAGTCAACCAGATTGGATTTGGGGCGAAGGGAGTCCCGGTGGTGGTGCTGGTGGAGCGCCCCCTCGTCCTCCCAGGTCTGGTGGTTTAGTGCCATCATCTGGTGGCCCCGGTCGTCGCAATACGGGAATTAGTTTTCCCCGCACCAGCCGCACCGACGATTTAGAAGCAGAAGTTATTCAGACTATAGAAAAGGGTTCGGTTGAGTTTTACGAAATGCAACTGCGGGCCATTCAGAAAAAGGCCAAGGAATTAATACCCGATGATCTCGGTTACGACAAGCAATTTCTGTTAGACAAATTCGGCGAAACCTTATTTTCGGGAGCGCAACTCTTTATGCCCTCTCTGGCCCCCATTCTTAGCGTCTTACCATTGACTATCCCCGCTATTCCCACAGTATTAGCCGGGGCGGGAATGGCTACCACCCTTGGCCCATTGAATCAGCGGATTGGTAGCGCAATTCAAGAGGTGCAACCCGTCTCCCAGAAATTTACAACGGTGATGGGCAGTGAGGTGGCAGGGCAGGCCAAGATGGACGAGGTTATGGCGATCGCCAATCGCTATTCTGTTCCAGCCCGTGAGTCAGGGGATTACTTCTCGCAGTTCGCTTCGGCGGTTCGCGGTACAAACATCACTGATACAGAGATAATTGACTTTTATGATTCCGTAGCCGCTTCCATTAAAGCGATGGGGGTTGCCACAGAAGATGCCCGCTTGATCTTCCTGGCCTACACTCAATTATTGAGTAAGGGCAAGCTTACTATGGAAGAAATTCGGCAACAATTAGCTGAGAAATTTCCACCTGCCGCCAACGTCTTTGCTAAAGCCCTGGGGACAAGTACCTCTGGCTTGGAAGACTTAATTTCCCGTGGGGCAATTTCCACAGATCAATGGTTGCCCAAGGTGACAAAAGTTTTGAAGGAAGACTTTTCGGAAGCGGCATTAACGGCATCGGACAATTACATTTCCGCCCTCACTCGCATTGAGAATGCTAACTTCCAACTGTCCCGCACATTCGATCAAGCCTATTCCGGTATCTATACTCAAATCGCCAAGATTTTTGCCGGTATCATTCACTTAGTAGACAAGAATTTTGGTTGGCTGAGTGCTTTTGTTACAACTGGCGTTATCTCGTTGGGGGCGGTATTCGCCGCTGGTTTGACCCAGATCATGTCCATGGGGCCGGTGGCCAAGCACGTTCAGAGTGCCATGAACTTGTTTATGGTGGCGTGGAAATCAACAACCCGCTTACTAACTCCCCTCTTTTTTGGCATCCTGGCCGACACCATGGAGGAATTTTTTGGAACAGACCAAACCGTCTTTTCCAATATGACCAACGGCATTCGCAATATGGTCATCGCGGCCACTGGGGTAGTTGAAGGACAACCCATCAGCAACCCGCTACAACCGGCCATTGAAGGAATTAATCAACTTCGCAAATCCGTTCCCTCCGGTGTCGTAGAACTGGGGGCACTGGTCTTGATGTTTGAGCAAGTGCGGGCGTTGGGGGCCGTGTTTATGCTTCCCACGATCCGAAACTTTGGGTCTGCTTTAAACTTCATGCGGCGATCGCTTACTCAGTTTGCGACCAGCAAGGAATTTTGGAAAGCCTCAGTTACCGAGTTATTTGCCGGGACAGTCGTAGGGTTGACGGGCACAACCGCCGCCCAGGTCAAGGAAAAATACCAATCGGAATTTGAAGCCCTACGCCGAGAATTTAGTCAGTCGGTCATGTCCCCCAACGTGGCCCCGCCGCCGAACACCCGCGATGAATATAAGCGCCGCCAGCGGGCCATTGTCGATGACTACGTTAAACAGCAGGCCAACAAAGGAATCGCCGTTACCCAGGAAGAGGCCACTGTGGCCCAACGTGACCCCTTAATGCGGCTGGGTCGGAATTACAGAACAGGACAGGGGCCAACGGTGGGGCCACAATCTCTGTTGGACTACAAACAGGAACGGGATCGGATTATTCGGGAAACCCAAGACCGATTAGAGTCCATTGGGCAACCCGTTACCCGTCGGGAGGCCGCCGCCGCTTCTGAAGATCGCCTACGAGAACTAAAACGCAACTTCCTGCTTGAGCGTCGTATCGCCGATGGGTTCTCCGTTGAGAAAGATTCTATGGTCGAATATCAACGCCGCCGGGATGAACTGCTCAAGACCCGAATGAAACAAGAAGCCCGTGGGCGGATGCTGTCAGGAATTGCCTCTGTTGGCATGGAGGTGGCCCTGGCGGCAACTGTCATGGCCTTTGCTCGTTCCGATTTCTCTAATGAGGTCGAGGGGCAAATGATGAACGCTCGACGGGCGATCACCGCCAATGTTGGGGGCATGAACGAGGCTCTAAAATCTCTCTCTAAACAAGCAAACCAAGCCAAACAGGATCTAGCTTCGCTCTCCCCTGGTAATAATCTGCCATCCAAGGGGCTTGAGCTTAACCCCCGGACGTTTATCTTGGGGCAAACAGAGGAATCGTTTAAAACTGACGATCTTATCAAAATCCTAAACAAAGACCGCAAAAAACAAGACGATGAAATTGCCAGATTATATGAAGAATCTAAGAAGTCATCTAACGGTTTTGTGAGGTTTTATGGCAGGATGGCGTATCGTCCTATTGGTGGCGATCGCCTTGAGTCTCGCATTCAACAGGCTCAAGAAATGGGATTAGGCAATTACTACATTCAGAACGTCCGTCAGCGTCCACTATTAGCCCAGGATCAACTCCTTGACACCGCAATCAATAACAGAAAATTTGCTACCGAACTTCCAGGCAAATTTAAAAACAACAATGTTATCAACTTTGAAACGGGGCAACTTACAACTACAGGAGAAATAGCTAAAAATCAAGTGCTGTCGGTTGACAACCAAATAGAAAAACTCAAAGACAAGCGACTTAGTTTTGCACAAATTAACACAACTGAGTCCAGAAAAGAAGTTGCCAAACTTGATGAGGAGATTAACAAGTTAATTCGTAATCGCAAAAAATTAGCAGAACCCTTTTCTGATTTAGTAGAAAATGCCAAGTCTGCCAAAAAACAAATAGAGGGGGCAATACAAGATATTGACCAAAACCCTAGCTATGATGCGGCAACAAAACGGATCATGAAGGGGCAACTTGAACCAACACTTAACTTTTTAAACAATGCCCTTAAAACACTGAAAAATACGGGCTTTGCTCAAATTGCGGAACCGCTTAAAGATGCCTGGGATGGGCTTATTCAGCGTTTGCGGGACGTTGACTCTTTATTGGAACGGGTACAGGTTAAACAGAAGGTGGCGGCCAATAATGCCCAGACCGCAATTTATCAATCTACCGCGCCAATCAACTT